CAAGGCCGAAGGAATATTCAAACTCGTCGTTCTCGTAAACGACCTGCGCCTGAATGATGCTGACCTCACCGCTGCGGTACGCAAGGTCAATGAGCCCCTTGTATCCGATTTGGAACTGCGTCTCGAGCGTGCCGTGATTGCGATAAGGGATGAGATAAGCCTGCCCGAGGGGTGTATTGGGTTCCAAGCCGAGCTGTGCCGCCGTCATCATCGCGCCGAGGAAGCTCTGCGGCGTGGTCTGCGCGAGCTGTTTGTTCGCACTCAGAGCCGAAAGCGTGATGCGCGTGAAGCGCTCCGGCGTGATGACGCTCGGCAGCGCCTTGGCGATCTCGCCCTCCATCTGCTTGATGTACTGCTGCATCGTTGGCTTTCCTGCCTTGACAGCCTGTGCGCCCTGCGCGTTCTGAATCAATCCTTCCTTCATCTTTCCTTTTCCTCCTTCACCGCAAATTTGCGGAAATTTGTCGTTTTGTAGTAACTGCTCAAGTCCATTTCGGGGTGGTCTTTTGCAAATGCTTTTGCATCAAACGTCTGGCGGCTCTGCCCCTTCCAGTCGACCGTGTAGCACCCACAGTAGCCGCGCTCGTTGTCGCCGAGGTCGTTCATCAGCTGCTGCTTGATGGTGTCCGCGCTCTTCTCGATGGCATTCTTGCGGCTCATCAGGTACTGGTACTGCTCGACAAGCCTCTCGCGCCCGAACAGCTCAACCTCGCCGCCGCCGCCCTCGTAGATGCTCGTGATCGTCTCCGTCGTGCTCTCCATACCGTCCATCGGCGGCGGGCTGTCTGCCTCCACGTAGTCGTGCCAAAAGTCAGCGGCGCAGCGTTTCAGCGCCTTGATCTCATCCGGGCTGACATATACGCTGCTCTCGCACCATCCGGGGACATAGTCGTCTGGGACGGTCGTGATCTGGTAGCAGTAAAAGCCCTTGCCCAGCACCAGCGCCGCCAAGAACCAGCGTTCCCAGCCCGTCACGGCAAGGTACGTCACGCACTGCGCGTAATAGCTCTCGGGGAATTCGCCAACTGCATAGCGCTTCATGTTCAGCGCATTCGCGGTCTTGCATTCAAGGCCCGCGTGCCAACCAGCCGGTAACACCATACGGTCAATGTTCGCATGTAGGCACGGAGCCTCATCGTTACGCAAGATGTAGTTCACCTTGCGGACACGCAACCCTGTTTTTATCTCGAATCGAGTTGCGACGTAGCCCTCGAGGTCTCTCCCGATTCGCATTGCCTCGTTTTCCGGCTCTTCACCGATCCTTCCGGTCTTCTCCGCCCACACCGTATAAGGCGAGCGGTATTTGTTCAGCCCCAGCACGGCGCCCATGTCGCTGCCGCCGAGGCTCTTCTTGCGCTCTTCAAGCCATTCTTCGCGGCTCATGCCGCGCGTCGATATTTTCTGCATCTTCATCTTCGTCTCCCCTGTAGTTTTCGAAATAGGCTTCCTCTGCGCCGCAGTCCGGGCAGAACTTTTCCGTCACGAGGACATAGCCGCGCTCGCCGTCAAGGTTCTCGCGCCGCCGCATAACGTCCGGCTCGTCAAAAATGAGGTGGCAGCACGTGCAGCGATAGATCATTCCTCCGCCTCCAAATACACCATTGCGCTCTGCACGCCGAAGACGCGCGCCGCCTGATGATCGTTGAAAAACACGTCGATGTGGTTCCCGTTCACACCGCCGCCGCAATCCTCGGCGATGTAGATGTGTTGCGTACCGTCCGGCCAGATCAGCAGCACGCGCGTCCCGTAAGGGATCACCTTCGGGTCGACCGCGATCGTGCGTCCCTCGGTCGCCAGAGTGCCGGTGGCGGTGTAGCCGCTCGCCCACTTGCCGCAGCAGCAGCGCCCGGGGCAATAGGCCGTCAGCGTAAACTCCCCGAGAAACACATCGTTGCACACCGCGCTTTCGGTCGCTGGAATATCCCACGCGGGGTTATGCTCCTCGGCGACTTCCGAGGATTCCTCGGGGATTGCATCGACCGCCTGCGCGCTGGTTGCGAGGATTGAGATCACGATCAAGAAGATCGTCGCGCCCAGACACGCCGCTGCAATCAGTGCCGATTCATCGGCTTTGCGCTGTTCTCTCGTGCGCTTGTCGTGCCGTCTCACCGTCTGCACCCCCTGTCGATATACGGCAGCAGATCATACAGCACCTTGCACACCGCGCACGCGCCGATGACGGCGAGGCTCGTGGTGAAGTCGCAGCCGTTGAGCGAGATCACCGCAGCGGCGATACCGCCGAAAAATAACGTGTCAATCATTTCGCGCCTCCGATCAGCATGAGCTTTTCCGCGTCCGTAAATTGCAAAACTCGGTCAAGCTCCCAGATTTCCTCTAACGTCCAGCGGGAACGCCCCGCCATTCTGTTGCAAATTTGCGTTTCCGATAAGCCGATTTCCTCGCCCAGTTCCTTGCCGGTGCGAATCAGCGCTCGCCCCATCGCGCCGCGCACGGCTCGCTCAAGGTCATTTCGCCGTCGCGTTAACTGTTGTGGCTTTAGCATCTTGCCTTTTCCTTTCTTCCGTGCTACAATAAGCACGGACACAATATCTTGTGGTAAGATTTGTCCCACCCGCCCCGCTCGATGCTACAACATTGGGCGGGGCATTTTTTATTCAACTCCGGCAACATGGTATCTTCCGTATCCGCTGGAACGACCGGAGCCGATGCCGAGGCCAAACCCCGCCATATTGATGATATTCACGATCTGGTCGAGCGTGTACACATTCTCTGTGTAGGTGATGTGAACTTGAGATGACCAGCCGGAGAAACGATTGATGTAAACCAGCACCGGCGCGCCGCGCTTCGGAGACATGAGCGTTTTGTCAACGAAATGTGCTGCGAATTTCACGGGCTCCAACCGCGCCGTCACATTCATCGCGTTGTCAAACTTTGTTGCATAGGTGTCAACCTCGTTTCGCACGACCGCTTGACAGAAAGACTTTTTCAAACCAAAGCCCGTAATGCAAGGCGCGTTGTTCGTCAGCATATCGCGCAAGGTTCCCTCGTTCATATCGCGGGAAGTGTCCTCCACGGGGTAGCCGTCCCGCCAGTGAATTGCCGTGATGATATCCTCCCAAATGTTAGGCACTTCCTTGATGGTCTTTTTGCCGTCGCGGGCGGCGGTCAGTTCTCGGACGGTGCGGGCGTTCATCTTGTTCAACACAAGATCGCCGTCGCTCTCGATCAGAATCGTTGCCTGTTCGATTTTTACAGGCTGCACTTCGATAATGCGTTCTTTCTTCATCTTTCTTTTCCTCCTTGATTTGCTCGTGCGCTTGCTGTGGCTTATGCTGTTTTGTTCTGTTTTAGTCTGTTGTGTTCTTTCGTATTTTTCGCAATTCTGTTCCGTAGTTTGCTTTCTTTGTGGCTCTCATAAGCCACAGCAAGCGCACGATGTTGATTTGTTCTGTCGGGTAATTTGTTGTTATGCGCGGTCATGTACTATCGTCTGCGGTAAGCAGAAACAGAAGCACGTAATGTCTTGTGATGTATTGTGATGTATTGTCGTATTCTGTCATGTGCCGTTTTGTAATATGTTGTTTTATCCCGTGGTATCCTGTCTTGCTCAAGAGCTACGCGCCCCTGTTTCCGCTTACCGCCGTTTCGCTATCCAGCGAGCTGGTCGATGGCGTCAAACACGCCGTCAAGCTCTGTCAAGGATTTGTACTTTGCACGGAAGCTATTCAGTTCTGCAAGCGCCCGCGCCAACAGCTTTTGATACTCGTCTTTGTCCTGCATAATCATGACGGTTGGCTTGTATCCGCTGTCCGCATCCGTCTTGAAGAACACCCGAACTTCGGGGCGGGGCGCATCGCTCTTCTCCTTGATAACCAGGTTACAAACGATGTGCCGCGCCTGCTGCAAACGCCACTTCTCGGCGGCTTCTGCATCGTCCCAATCAAAGCACTTATGCAGCTCCGTTTGCTCGTCCCTCGCCTTGTCGAGGATTTGGGCGGTCGTTGCGGAGTTTCCGATTTCCAAGATTTCGTCAGCGACCTTTTGCGCGTCAGCGGAAATGCGGCAGCCGCTTTTCCATGCTGCAAAAATCATCTTTAGCCTCCTGTTGTGTGTTAGTTTTCTTCGCTGGATTTCAGCAACGCGTCCACGGTAACGCCGTAGTGCTTTGCCAGTTTCTTGACTTGGCGCGGGTGAGGGCGGCACACGCTCTCTTTCCAGTTTTTGATCGACGTCTGCGATACGTCGATTTCTTTTGCAAGACGGTAATTCGTCTCGCCGCGCTCAGTTTGCAGTCGAGCGAGATTTTCAGGGAAACTCACTTTTTCACCTCCAAAATTAGAGTATTCTATTGACAAATTGGAGCATTGGTGTTACTCTAAGTTTTGCTACAAACATTGATTCGCGCCAGCTCGATTTGTCGGGGTGGTCTGGTTTCTTATTGCCTGTCCACGGTTTAGATTATACTTCAGGTTGAAGCAAAAGTCAATGCAATGTTGAAGCATTATCTGACGAAGTTGAAGGAGTGTTTTTGTGGGATTCGCACAAAACTTGAAGTATATTAAGGAGCAACTTGGACTAAGTAATTATCGGCTTGCAAAACTATTTGGATGCAGTCAATCATCTCTTCTCAACTGGCTTGACAACGGAGTGATTCCACACAAGAAGACACGGCAAAAGATTGCCGACCATTTTGGCATCACCCTTGCCGAGCTGGACGGTGACGAGCTCCCCGTCCTGCCGGAGCAGGGCGCAAAAAAAGCCCCCGATCCGAAGACCGAGGGTAAAGGCTTAAGTGCTACCGTTCAAGAGCTGTTTGGTTTTATCGACACGGCGACAGACACCGAGTTAAATGAGTTGTTGCGCTATGCGCAGTTTTTGATGAGTAAGCGATGAATGATTGGATAAAAGATGGCTTGCCGACCGAGCGTATACATGAGGAGGATTCGGTCGTTGGGCAGATGAAGCGCTTAGAAGAAGAGCGCATCAATGATTTTCGCAATTATGTTACCTACCAACAGGCCGAGAATGACCGGAAGGAGAGACAGGCGGTCATTGATCGCCAAAAGCAGAGAAAGCACGACTTTGTCGTTGCCGGTTTCTCCAGTGTCACAAGCGTTTTGCTTACCTTGTTTGTTGAGCATTTTCATAAAGTTCTCTCCTTTGTTCTTTCGATTTTCTCCTAATCTCGCGCGCAGCAAGTAATAATGCGTTTTGTTGCGTCTCGCTCATAGTGAGAATTTTTTCTTTCAGTTTTTTTCGAATCATTGTATCACATTTCGCGTAATTACACAACATTCTGTGTCCCTCCAAATAATTATAGTAACGGGGCTATATGTCGATTATTGCACTTTGTGCAGTCGAAAATACAAGAAAATGGAGAGTTGAGATGAAAAAGTTTTTGCTTATCGCGCTGTCTTCGGTTCTCGCGCTCGGCATGTTAACCGCCTGCGGGGAAACAAATCAGTCCGAGCCAAAAAACGAGCCGGAAACTCCGCCCGATCTCGTTGGAGAATGGAAGCAGACAAACAGCGATGCAGAGGACGCATGGCAAGCCGCTACCATTGCCGGAGATGCCATTGAGGTGTATTGGGTATCTGATAACGGAGACACAAAAGCCCTCTATTGGGCCGGTTCTTTCGATGCCCCTACCACGGCGGATGAGCCGTACACCTGGGAATCGGAAAATGATAAAGACCAGACCGATATGGCAATTCTCGCCAGCGGCGATGACACCAAGACGTTTACCTATCAGGGCGGCGTAATCAGTTACGAAGTGTCTGCCATGGGAGTTACGCAGACCGTAAAACTTGAGAAGCAATAAGTAACTAAAGGCACTGCCGCCCTCTGCAACAAACGGCAGTGCCTTTTTGCAGCCAGCGGGAAGCGGTCGCCGCTGCTTGTTTTGACCATACTCCGCTTTACCTTGGCAATTCAACACCGAAACATTGCAATAAGACAGCGCTCGACGTGGTTCGACAAGCCCTCATCTTGCGACTTCGCGGCGCGAAAATCGAAAAAATTAAGGTGGCGTAAATGAACATTCAAGAAGTGTGTAAATCCCGTAAAGAAGAACTGAAACTAACCTATCAGGACATTTCCGATGCTTCCGGCGTGCCGCTGTCCACCGTGCAGAACTTCTTTTCTAAGTTTTCTAAATCTCCGTCGATTTACACCGTCGCGCCGATCTGCAAAGCGCTTGGAATATCACTTGATGAATCGTTCGGGATTTCCGAACACTTGACGCCGACCGAGGAAACTTTGCAAGCGCGGAATGATGAGCTAGAACGCCATGTTGATGCAAAAGCGGACATGATCGAGATCATGCGGCGTGGAGTGCGTATCCGCAACGGCGTGATTGCTATAATGTTTGCCATTATCGTTCTGCTGGCCGCGTGGTGCTTGTACATTGATTGGAGGGGGATTTGATGAAAATACCAAAAGCAAAACTACTACCGTCCGGCAACTGGAATGTCAGCGTCATGGTAGACGGAAAGCGCGTGTCCGTTACAGCGCCTACCAAAAGGCAAGCGGAGAATGAAGCTGCCGCGTTAAAGTCCGGCGCAAAGTCTGCCGCTCGTGCGTCTGAGCGCACGGTTGGTGATGCTATCGACCGATATATTGACAGCAAGGACGCAATACTCTCCCCCTCCACCGTCAACGGTTACAGAAAACTCCGCAAGGTGGTTTTCCCGGAGCTGATGAGCGTTAAGTGCTCCGCGTTGACGCAGGATCGCGTGCAGCGTGCCGTGAATAAGATGGCACGGGAAAAGTCCCCGAAATATGTCCGCAACGCTTACGGCCTGTTTACTGCGGCGATGGCAGAGGAATGCCCGGATAAAGTGTTCCGTATATCCCTCCCTCAGAAGGAAGCACCTAAAATCAAAATACCTACCATGGAAGAAATCAGAATCTTGCACGAAGACTGCAAAGGCACAGGCTTTGAATTGCCTTTTTTGCTGGCCGTCTGGCTCGGCCTCCGTACATCGGAGATCAGAGGTCTAACGTGGGATTGCCTTGACGGCGATATCCTGACGATCAAGCAAGCAATGGTAGACGGTGAGACTGGCCCGCAGCTCAAGCAGCCAAAAACCTACAGTGGCAACAGAAAGCTAAAAGTGCCGCCGTATATTATGGGGCTGCTTGACGCAACCACGCACGCAGATGAGTATATTGTCCACGCAACCAGAAATGTCCTGTATAAGCATCTGCAAAGCGCGTGCGCACGCTGTGGAGTTTCGCCGTTCCGCTTCCACGACCTCCGTCATGTAAACGCATCGGTCATGCTCAGGCTCAATGTCCCCGATAAATACGCAATGGAACGCATGGGGCACTCTACAAACAACATGCTCAAAAACGTATATCAGCACACCATGGATGATAAAGCCGTAGCAGTGGCAGATGCCGTTGACGGCTTTTTTGAATCCGAATTTCATCTGTAATTTCATCTGCAATTCATCTGCAAAAGCCGTGTTTCGTGCGCACTTAACTTGCAAATATCGCAAGTAATGCGCAAACAGGTAAGCCAGAAACCCCTTGCAAATACAAGAAAAACCCCGCAGCCGTTGAAACTGCGAGGTTTTTTCATTGGTGGAGGCGGCGGGAGTCGAACCCGCAACCGAAGCCGCAAAAGCATTGATATTACAAGGTTTTTTTCACCTCGTCTGCAATTCCATCTGCAATTTATTTTTCGAGCTTGCGCATGACGCTGTTGTATACGCGCTCGTTCACGATTTTCAAGCTATCCATCAGCTCGTCCATGATTCCCCACGCCTTGTCCGGTGAAACATCTGCCACTGCGCGCAGAAAATCGCTGTCGCCGTATGTTTCGACGTTGACCGGCGCGGGCGCTGCAGAGTATGCCGTTGGCAAAGCTCTCTCCCTGATGCCGCTTTGCTGGTCACGGATAGCATACAGCACGGCAAGGCGCTCATAGTTTGTCCAGCTTGATTCTTCCGTTTCAAGGCGAGCTATCCAGCGCTTGACCTCGTTCTCGTCGACCATAGGGGCGCACCCCCTTTAGCCCTCGATCGTGTCCATGCAGCGCTGGATAGCTCTGCGGATACTGTCATCGTCCGCGTCGTCAAGCATCTCCTGCAACTGACGCTTCATTTTGTCCATTGCCCCGTCACGGGAATAGTGGCCGCGGACGTAATGCGTGCCGCGTCTGTTTCTGCCGCGCATGTCGTACTCATCGCGGCGGCTGGAATAGCCATCTTCTTCCATCGCTTCGATTTTGTCGATATTCTTGATGGTATCGGTCAGCTTGTGCGCGATGTCGAGATCTCCCGCGCCAAGCTCACCCTTGCGAGTGATTTCTTCCAGCTCCTTGCAGAGCATGTCACGCAGATCATACATAGATTTCATACCCATGATTCATTCTCCTTTCAGCTCACGCGGTCGATGGTCAGATTGCTGTTGGAAAAGCTGACCGCCTGCGCGCTTGTGTTTTTCGCCGCCACCGTCACGCAGCAGCCGCGCGGCACTTCGACGATGGCGCTGACGTAGACGTTAAAATAGTTCTCCACCGCAGCGGGTGTAACGGTCGCCGTGGCGCTATTGAGCTCTTCGCCGTTGACGGCAAGCGCCGTGGTGATCGCGCCTACCGTTCCCCCCGTGGGAACGGCGATGTTCGCGCCAAAACCCACCTTAAAGCGTGCCTTGCACTGCTGCGTCAGTCCACGCAGGGTGACAAGTCCGCTACCCTCGCGGTGGACGATGCAGGGCTTGCCGCAAGCCGCCGTGGAGACCATCGGCACATTCTGTCCAGCAGGAACAGTAACAATGCCAGCGGTAACGTATTCAGCCATTTTTCTTCTCCTCCTTTTTCCAAGTAGTTGCCGCAAAAGGGGAAATGAAGCCGGATGCAAGTACATCTGTATAGCTTGGCTTAAAGAGAGCGTCCGCCTTATACAGCAGATCGGCATAGTTTGCGAGTTCGACCATGCTCATTTCGGACTTATCCATAGCAGCAAGATGGTCTACAAATTCTTGTTTCAGATCGTCAATCGTTTTCATGAGTTCAGTCCTTTCTAAAGGGGTCGATTTCGACCCGGTTAAAATACAGCGGCGGAGCGATTGCCCCGCCGCGTTGTCGTAGTATCGGCACGGGGCCGACCATTTTGTTGACGTCAACAAAATCGTCAACAAAAAGCTATGCTATGCAGTTGTCAGCAGCCGCAACAGGCAAACTGGTTGCAGCAATAGGGGTTCTGCACCGTGTAGGCCGGAATGGGAGAGGGGCGCAGCTGCGAGACCAGATAGCTGTTCTGCGCCGCCTGACTTGCCGCCAGCTTCAAGCCCTGGTTCTCGGCCTGAAGGTCAGAGAGCTTGCTCTGCGTCAAGAAGTCAAGGATCGCGCGGCTGTTCTGGTTGTTCGCGTCGATGATGTCGCGGGTCGCGTTCTGCACGGTGTTGCGCGTGTCGCACGCCTGCGCCGCCATGTCGTAGCGCACCTGCGCGATAGCCGCGCGATTTTCGCAGCAACAATTAGCGGCCTGCATCTGCATGGCGTTGAGCTGCTGCATCAGCGCCGCCTGCTGGTTGCTGCGGGACAGCTCGGCCTGTGCAAAGCCGTTTGCCATCGCCATGTTGGTGCCGTTGACAAGCTGCGCCTGCTGGTAAAATCCGTCGCAAAGGCCCTGATTTACACTGTCGATCTTGCGCTCAACATTGGCAAAGTCAGAGGTCAGCACATAGCCGTCTACGACGCCGCCGTTGCCGTTGTTGCCAAATCCGTTGCGGCCCCAGCCAAAGAGGAAAAGAACAATGATCCAGATCCAGTTTTCGCCCCACATACCCATACCGCCGCCGTAATTGTTCGCGGGGGCGACCGGCATAGTCATCATGGGAGTACCGTCGGAAAGAGACATATTATCTCTCCTTTCATAAATTTTATTTATCAAATCGTGGCCACGATAAGATCAATGGAATAAATGCTCGAACTGTTTTGCCATAGATTGAAGTTGGTTTAACTCCTGCTGGCTCATCGCGCCAGATTGCAGGAGCTTATTGACTTCTTCTTTCGGGTTCCCCTGAAAGCCGCTTTGGAACTGTTGGAATTTCTGCTTGAGCTGCATCAGCTCACCCATCGGCCCCGGCATCTGCCCGCCGCCGAGAGCACCGAAAAACGGATTAGTCATCGTCCTCGTCCTCCTCGACCTTGCGTTTCTTTTTGCCCTTTATTTCGCCCACAAGCGCCGCCAGACGGTCGAACTCCTCGCGGGTGACAAATTCCACGCCCTTTTCCTGCGGCGCTGTACGGGGCGTTTCTGCGCGTTCCACAAGGTCGTAAATCTTGAGCGTCGGCTTGCCGCTTGCGTCCGCCTGCTTGAGATACACAGTCGGCGCGGTAGAATCCCACAGCGCCACAGCAGAGTTGGGCGCGATGAGATAGCCCCTCGCCTCCTGCTCACCACTTACCCACTGCACGCCGCCCTGCGCGATGGGGTTCTGTTGCACTGGCTGCGGCATAGACTGCTGCATGGGCTGCTGCATCTGCCGCATCTGCATGAGGTTATCCGGCATTGGCTGCGGATAATAGGGGTTGAAATAGGGATATGCCATGTTCATTCCTCCGTTTCTTTTGCCCAGTAATAAAGCGGGATTTCGTTCTCGCTGTTCCAACTGTCGTAAATTACACCGTCCTGCACGCAGACCACATGCCCAGAGAGGGCGAGAATATACGTCCCGCGCGGGTGCTCATCGGCAAACCTACCGACCGTGTAGCAGTCCGGGCAAGTGTCCGGCATGATATAGCGCCGATAGCCAAGCGACCGCAGATACGCGCCCCAACAAGCATTTGCGTTGGGCAAATCTCCGTCTAAATAGCCCTGTATGCAGAGAGACAAATAGACCTCGCCCCAGTCCTTACCGGTCGCCTTGCAGATCGCGCGCACGGTGCAGTCGGACACGTTGCGCCCTGCAGGATTTGGATTAAAATAGCTATACATGGAGTAGCTCCGCGAAATAGACGTAAGTGCGCAGCTCGTCAGGATCGGGGAATAGCGTTAAAATGTCCATCGCCATTTGCTCCGTAAAACCCAAAGCTAACAGTCGGTCGTACATTTTGCGCACCTTCTTTCTTATTCTGCTTTTATGATGCCATAAAAGGCTGGCCTTGAATGGTCAGCCTTTGGTCATCGTTTGGTCAATATTTGGTCAAAAAATATTTCAAAAAAGCTCTTGACATTACGCTAATATTAGCGTATAATAAGAGCATAAAGAGAGGGGAAACCCAAGGAGGATAAAAAAATGGAGAACAACAGAAATTGGTACGCGATCCAGAGAGATGCCGAGGATAACGATTGGGGCACCGGTAGTTTTGATTGGGACGAGGCCGTTGAGATGGCCAAGGACAAGGGCTATGAGCAGATCGCCGAGATTGACGGTCACTACAACGAGGACGGTGATCCCACCGTCGATCCGATCTGTGTCGCCGTGTATATTTCAGGCGAAGATTTCTAAGACAAAAAAGGAGGAGCGAATCATGACCGTTCAGGAACTCATTGAGAAGTACAACATCACCCTGCAGACCAAGTTGACCGACAAGGGCTGGGAGATTACCGGCATGCTGGCGATCCGCGAGGTAGCCGCCTGCAAGCGCGATGGGAAATTAGACGAGATCAAAGCTAAAAAGTCCAATATCCTCGCCGTCCTGATGGAGGAGCGCAAGGCTGAGAAAAGCGCCCGCACCGAGCGCGAGGCGAAGATCAACGCTATCCCCGGCCTGCGTGAGATTAAGGCCGCGCAGGAAGACGTGAAGCGCTGGCACGAGGAATTTACCGCAAGCTTTGAGAGCGAGGCTGGCGGCAGCGTTGGCGTCCGCACCAAGCCCAAGTATGATATGGCCGGTCTCTATGCCAAGTATCCCCGCGCGATGGCATACCTCGAGGCGAGCGACTACTCCAACGCAGAACACTACGTCAAGGCCGCCGCCGGGAAGAAAGCGCTGGAAGCCATCATCAACGGTGAGGACTACGAGCAGGCCATCAATACCATGAAGGCCGAATGGGCCGAATACACGGCGGAGCATATGTGGGGTTAAATTATGAGACGAAAGTACAACGACTGCCAGCGAGAAGACGGAGATTGCACCGTCTGCTCTCTGGTCAACTACGGACGCGACTGCCACAACCGCGCGATATCAAAATTAGAATGGTCGCGCCGCATGGTAGACATGACGCAGACCGAGCTGGCCCAAAAGTCCGGCGTCAATATCCGCCAGATCCAGCGCGTGGAGCTGGGAGAATCCGACGCCGGGAATTTGACGGCCAAAAACCTGATCGCCATTGCCGACGTTCTTAGCGTGAATCCGAAAGACCTTATATAAGCGCAAAAAAGAGAGCACCGATTAACCTCGGTGCTCTCTTTGCCCGTCTGCGATTTTTTGGTATGCCCGCCTGCGGCAGCGGTTGACTGCCTCCGGCGACAGGTGCAGTGCCTCGCACACTTGCGCGTAGCTCTTGCGCCGCACGTCGCACTCGATGATACACGCCGCCTCGTCCGCTGGCAGATCGAAGGATAAAATGTACGCCACGGCCCGCTTGGGAGCCATCGCGGATAACTCTGCCCGGATACGCTTGTGCTGACTGTCCATGCCCCATGTGGGACGTTGCAGAGCGCTTTCGCGTGGCTTTCGCCGTCCGCTCCCCCTTTTATTTTTTTGACCGCTCCAACATGGTAATGACTTCCTGCCGCGTGATAAGCCGCTGCGGCGCACTGCCGTCCGTGATGCCCGCAGCCTTGGCCTTGTCCCAGTCCGCCTTTGCCCAAGTTGCCACAGGCTTCGTGCCGAGCTGCGCCAAATAGGTATCCATCATCTTGTTAAACGTTGCCTGATCCATGTACTCCTCCATTTCCGGCGGGTAGTGCCCCGTCAAAATCGAACTCCCTCCGTATCTCCCGTGATCGTCCCACTGGAAGTGAGGCTTGTCCGGGAATTTCTTCCAATCGCCGCCCCACGAAAAGCCGACCTGCTTGCCGATCTGCCCGCAGCGGGCAAAGAACGACGGATCGTCGTACTCATGCCCCTTGACGTTTTTGCAGATGTCAAAGGCCAAGCCAGCCTTGACGCTGTGAAACGTCGGGCGCGTTGCGTTTTTCGCCGCGTATCCCATGCGCGCAAGATAGCGCTGATACTCGTCATCTCGCACCGTCTCCGTCACCAGAACCGGCAGCCCCGCCTCCTTGCAGAGGTCGAGGAAGATGACGCAGTTTCGCCGCACGTCCGCCCGCAGGTCGGCAATGTCCCTACTGTGATACATCGCCGTGCTCCTTTTTGTAGTTGGCGCTGGACACGCCGATGAGCGCGCCGATAAACAGCGCCACGGCGCTAATGGTGGTCGTCACCTGCTCGACGTAGCCCCAGCCCCAAACGCCCGCCAGTGCGGCGTACAGACCAGAACACGCGGGCAACACGATCAGCACCAGCCACTTGAGCACATCGTACACCTTGTTACTCATTTCAAATTTCATTTTTCTTCTCCTTTCGTTTTCCAACGATAATTTCCGCCAGTGTCAGAAGCCCGGTAAAGACCTCAATGATGCCGCCCGTACCCAGCAGATATGGGAAAATGTTGTCCCACTGCCACCCCTTAATGCTGTAAAAGATGACCGTGTAGATCACAAAAGCGGCGATAAAAATGCCAACGATAATCAAAATGATGTTTCTCGTTCGCAATTTCGATGCCTTTTTGATAAGGTGCTTCACGTCCTGACCTCCCACTCGTCGATCTCGGACTTGATTTTGTCAATAAAACTGTTGCCGCCCAGCGCCTTATAGCCCCTGTAAAGGTACAAAAAGTCCTCAAGCTCATACTGCCGGATGAATTTGTCCTCTCTGTGCCGGTAGTATGTATGCAGCATGTCGTGTCGCAGCTCGCATTTGAGCGCGTCCACCAGCTTGTCAAGGCCGAGGATCTTATTGCGCAACGGCTTGATAAGCAGCGCCAGCGCACCGAGAATGACCGTGATCTCCGAGCACACCGACGCGACCCTTGCCAAATCTCCCATATCCCGCTCCCTTTCTGCGGCCTTAGACCGCCGTGAAATAATTCCCCACCAGTTCATGCGGCAAGTACTGCAAGACGATCTTGCCGCCCGCGGCCTCTCCCGTACGCTCGCAGAGGTACGTCTTGCCGTCCTCACTGTCGAGGTAGTATTTTCCATACTCGTATTCCATGCCGCGGCTCGCAGGAATGGGGTCGTCCTGCGTTCCCGCGTGGGTAACGTCGATCACGACCCAAAGATCGGGCGTTGCGGCAGGATTCCAGCCCTTCTGCGAGGTGTGCGCCTTCCGGCACTTGTAGAGCTTGCCGCTGTCGCTTACGCGGTTGCCCACAATGTAGCTGACTGGATATGCCCACGCAGGGAACAGCTCAACGGCCTTTGCTGCGTCGCTGTCCGGCAGGCTCATTGCCGCCGCCTCAATCATCGGTCGCAGCTCTGCGGCGCGCGCCACGGTCACGACCTCGCCCGTGAGGGCGACCACCGCGCCGACGGCGCTCTCCGCCTCCGTCAGTGGTATTGCCGCGCCCATTTCTTCGTAGCTGCCCACAGGCTCTGTGCCTCTTAGCTCATGCCCCGCAAGGCAAAATACCGTATCTGACAAGCTGTGATACTCGTTTCCATCTTCATCCTTCATTGGCACTGCCATCTTCGCGCAGAACCCATCGGCTTCATCATCTGCGCATGGCACATAGCTACCGTTTTTGTGTAGGCGGATGTTGACGGCGCTATCAGCGTAACCAACAAAGACGCCCTCTTTGCTCACTGCATACATGGTATCACCCCGAATTTTTCAAAATAGATTTTCTCCAGCCGTTCCGTGCTGGCTGTTCTCAGTCTGTTCTTCCAGTAACCGTTTTCTACATCTGGCCATTTCTCATCAGCAAAATCATCGCCGCAGTCGTTTTTACAATACCACTGGCACAGTGCTGCCAACATTTCTTGACGATACGTACCCTCCGGTGTGTTTGGCCTGAAATGTTCCCATCCGTTTTCAGACGTTGCGGCGCAAATCTTTCGCCCGTCTGCGGCAAAGAGAAAGCCGTTTCTCTCCGTGACAAGCGTACCGTATCGGAGATTAAATGATCCGTCGATGCCATCGGCCTTGAATCGCCGATAAACGATATACTCCATAGTTTGTCCTCCTCGCCGACTATGCTCCCATTGAGGGCGCAAGTCTCGATTTCCGAATTATACGCAAAAGCCGGGCGCGAAGCCGGAGGAAAAGGGTGCGTAGCTGTAGTAGCTTTCCGCTCCGACACTCACAAGCGCGAAACGGTAGGAGTATTTTGCAGTCGGAGAACGGAGCCACCAATTAGCAGGGGTACTCGTGTCGTCGTGCTTGTACCTTATTTTGCTATTCCCAGCGGAATAGTAAGCATACTGCGCTTGTATGTGCCTCTCGTTCGCGTTTGCGTAGGAAATGCTACCGAAAACCTCGAACTCCGATAGGAGGAAAAAGTAATCCGTCGTCGCCGTTACGTTGCTATCCACTGTACTCCCGTCGCCGGTGTTGTCCGTGTACTTGGTAACGGACTTGAGGACGGCACGGAGCGCCGCCGGAATGACTGCGATAATCGTCCCAGAATAGTTCGAGAGGCTCGTTCCACAAATGTTTGTGCGCATTTGTGAGCTTTCCCATCCGCCGGAGTTGGTATTACTACTGTTCATGGAGAAAAAGCCGGTTGTCGAAACGATCGAGTTATAGGAACTGTCGTGGAAACACACGTCCGTACCACCGGAGAGCGCTGCCTTTGCAAGCTGGAAATGAATGCGGTTTGTGCCCTCGACACTCGCGTTATGGTTAAAGCCGATAATGAAAGCGTAGGTCGTGACATTCGAGAGCGAGAGATTTCCGACCGTGCCGTTAAGCGTGACCGCCTTTCGGTCGCCGATGCTCCAATAGTTTGCGCCCTGTCCCGCGTCGGAAACGGACTTGATGGTCGCCCAGTCGTTATTGTTGAGTGTAGAGCTCGCGAAAGAGAGCTCCACCGCGTAGCTATCTACGACAAAGACGTTTTTTGCCTTGGACGTTTGCTCGCCCAGCGTAGCCTTGACACTCCATGTGCCAGCCTCCGGAACAACAAGCGTGCAAACTCCGTTGACCGACGTACCGCTTACGGTGGTACTGCCCTTCGTAGCTGTTACAACTGCGCCGGATGTGACAGTCACGACGATAGACAGCTCTGTGCCGGTTTGGATGTCCCCGATGGCCGTTGCGAACCCGTCAGGGTATTCCAGCACCGCAGTAGTTCCGCTTTTCGCGCGAATCGCGTCGGCAACCTTTGTTAAGTCGGTTGTGTTGGTCAAATATTCAGCCATCAAAAACTCACCCCATTTGCATTATCTATGGTCGCTGCTGCCCACACGCCATTTACCACGCGCAGGAATTTTCCATTGTCTGCAGCCGTGACAGGAACGTTGACCGCGCTGTCTGCCCTGCTGAGACTCTCCTTGATGCCCGCAGAGACATCGTTGGTCGTCACCGTGTCCTTAAAGGCAAGCCAGCCGAGGTCTGCGAACCACTTCGCGATTTTGCCAAACAGCACAGAGAGCTTTTCCCCTGTCGCAACGTTTGCGCGGGTGCTCGCCGCAGTGAACGCCGCCGTGACGTTGCTGCCGTCGCCGGTCTTATCCAGCTTATTGGTGAGGGCCGAGAACACGCCGCCAGACTGCACAGGGTTTGTGCTGCCCTGCGTAGGCGTTGCGTCAGTAGTTACCTTGACGTCCTTGATAGCATTGTCAACGTATGAAAAGATGTCCTGGTGCTTATTGTTAGGGTCATACACAGACGCCAGCATGTCACCCGTACCAGCACCGGAAGCGCCTCGGCAATAACCCGCGTCGTAGCTCGTGCCGTCCGAGAGCGTGACGATCATGTGATAGTCACTTTGCCGGATCGTGATGCCTGTGATGGTAGGCGCATCTGCACCGGGGTTGCCTTGTGGACCAATTTCACCCTGAATACCTTGCTTGCCCTGTTCACCCTGAATACCTTGCTTGCCCTGTTCACCCTGTTCACCTTTTTCGAGTACAAGGTTCAGAACCTGATTTGGAGCTTCGCCAGTAATGGTCGCACTCGCCACCTTGCCGGACGTGACCGAGCCGATGGTCAGCACGTTTGCGGGGCCAGTCGCGCCTGTCGCGCCGGTGTCGCCCTTGCTGCCCTGCGGGATACCGAGTGCCAGAGTACCAGTCGACTTGTCGTAAGTCGCCGTTGCCGAGCTTCCTGCGGGCAGCGTTGTCACCGTGACCGATACAACGCTTAGCGTGACAAATTTCAGCAGCGTTTCCCCTCTCAGCTTTTTCGCCTCGCCGCCCTGCTCAAGCACAAACAGGTCTTCGCCCGTGATTTGTAACGCTTGCGTGAGGTCGGAAATTGCTTTATCAGCCATCAGTTACCTCGCTTTCCTTCTCGAGCTTCGTCTTGCCCTCTTTGGCGGGCGGCTCGTCCGGCTCATCCAACTCGGCAAAGGCATTTTCGAGGTTCTGCATTGCCATTGCCACGCGCTTGGCGTCCGCGCCCTTAACATAGACGCCTGTAATCATGCTGTAAGCACCCTCGATCTGCTTTTTGAGTTTTTCCTTATCCATCAAAATCAGCTCCTTTTCTCCAAGGCTTCCACCCTTTTCACGAGCTCCTGAATCATCAACGTGTTTAGGGGGATCAGGCTATCATAGCGAATACCATAAGTGTAGCCTGTGATATTATGATTTTCGTCTCGCATCGGCATTTTGCACCAACCGGAAAACTCAGATGCTGCAATGCCGTTGTCAGCAAGACTTTGCTCCATATCCTGCGCGATCATACCGATATGGTATCGTCCGCTCTGCCCCTCGTTGTATTTGAAACGGCAAGGCTTGAGATCGAGCAGGAATTGACGATAGCGGGATAGATCATAGTCGATGCTGTTTTTCACGTTTTTATCGGAGCTGTAAATGACTGTTCCGTCGGTTGCCCATACCGTCGGGCCAATTTTGGCTGCATCATCGTCCAATTGGAGTCTTGTTCTATATGCGCTCGTGATATACACGTTACCGCCGGAATCGAGCTGAATGCCTCCATCATACGTGCTGATGCTGATGCCGTAGCCTGTGGAGGTGTCTACCAGCTCGATAGTCCCGATTTCTGTCCTGCGGTTAGCCATAAGCGAGACGGTTCGCCCGCGCAAAATTTCAGCGGTGATTGAAGTGCTATCGATGTAGGTATCGATACGATCATCGACCTCTGTTTGGCTCAACCCCGCATTGTTATCCACGTAAGTTTTTGTGGCGTAATCCGACCCATCAGCAAGGTCTCCAACATAAATGCCTCCCGCCTGGATTTGGCTTGCCTTGAGCGTACCGTCGATGTTGACCGCATTGACGTGTAAATTAAGCGTGTTTGTGCTCAGTTCGGTGCTTCCTGCCTTGAGGGTAAATGTGCTGCCGTCGCTGCCGCTGGATACACTCAATTCAATTTTGTCAATGCTCTGGTCGATCATACTCTGCGCCGTATTGCCGTCAATCTTACCGGAGACAGTTGCGCGGATGGAATTAACGTCAACTTTGATATTGGCGATTGCACCATCCAGCCCCTTGACCTCGGCCTCTATGCCATCAATAGATGTAGAGAGCGACGTCACGCGCCCGTCGATCCCCTCGACCTTGAGCATGATCTCCTCGCTCGTCTTGGCGATGAGCGACCGTGTCTTTGCCATATTGCGCTCGATCTGCCGCTGCGTCGGCGATTTGTAAGGGTACTCATCGTCGATCTCGTCCGCGTCCGGCGCGGAGATGTCCGGCGCGAGCAACGGATCAAACGTCATGTCCAGCGCGATGAGCGGCACGTAAAGCCCGTCTACCGTCACCGCGTCGCCAAGTTCTGCCGCAGGGTCAAGCAGCGCCTTTCGGCCCTCGTATCCAATGTGCTTGTAGCCGGACACTTTGGCGAGGATCGCCGCCGCCATTGCATTCGTGCCGTCCGGCTGCAAGGCCGTCAACGTCCGCCCGGTGTCCGATCCGGACACGCCGACCACATCGCCGTTCTCGTCGAGCAGCTCCACCTTGGAGATAGGCTGCGACGCGATGCCGGGGGAAAAGTTCGCGAGCCGCCGGCCTAAGTAAGTTTTGTCCATGTTCCCCTCCTTACACAAGGATCCTCACGCCGCCGAAGGTGATGGCGCTGCCGGCCTCTGTCACCAGATAGTTGGTTTCTTTCGGCATGGAGTTGAGACCCACCAGCAGCAGTTTCCCATCATCTGTGATGATCCAGTTGCCCGCGTTGGCGACCGCAATACGCCCAAGCGCTTCGCGCATCGTCATATCGCCCTCGTCGTCTACGGGGTACTGCATCGGAAACGACGCATCCAATACCGTGCGGCTGTCCACTGCCACGCCCATGCGCGCCGCGATGTCGGCGACCGCCGTTGCCGCAGGCATCGGCCATGTCTCCGCGTCATAGCTGCTGTCGAGCCACGTCTCTTCCGCTTTGAGCATCGCATCATACCCGTGCACACTCAAAACGCCCGTGACGCGGTCGGTCTTGCGCGTGGAGAAGAAAAACACGCCCTTGGGGATCCACTCACTTGCTTGCTCGCCGAGCACCAGCCGTGCAAATACTTCAATTTTTGCTTGCCGTGGAATCAGGCCTTTGGGGTAAAGCTCAACGTCGATTTGCCGCGCTGAACAATTCCCAATGCCAAAGGTGGAGTACAGCCCACCGTAGACACGCAGACTGTCCTTAACGATATCTGCTTGGCTGTACTCCACCCCCGCAATGCTTAATTTGGTTTCTACGCGATGATTCTTGTCGGCAAGCAGTGTTAAGTACAAATCGCTTACACTGTGCATCAGATCCCCCTCAACTGTATCTCTCCGCCCTTATACCTACGTTTTCCATCGACAGACACAAGCGCAAACGCCGCGTCAAGATTGCTCGTCACGCGCATCAATTTTACCAAGTCTGTCTTGGTATATGGGTCGGAAAATGTCACCTCAATGGTCGATGCGCGCAGCGCGTCGCAATATGCCGTCGCCTCGTCCTCCGTCATCGGAAAGAGGGAGAACGTCACAACATAGCGGTCTTTGCTCCGCGCCGCGTGCTCCACATCGTCCATCGTTACAATGATCTTCCCGTAGTTCACCTCGCGCTGGACGGAGTAAGTAGATACCTTTTCGTGCACGTCAAGCGTGCCGATTTTTAGTGTAATATCCACCCATCACACCCCCATTGCGCGCTGCATCTGCTTGTTGTACTTGTAGGCTGTCTCGCCGATCACTTTCCCGTCAAGCACGGACTGCACAACGATGTGGATATCGCCGCCCATGCCGCCGAGGGAAGATAGCGCGCTGCGCATCTGACCACCGAAAGATTGCTCCGCGCCGATCTGTGCCGTGCCGAAGTTCAGACCGCCAGTGATGCCGCGCTTAATGCTGTCATACTCGCTGTCCCAGCCCTCGCCAAGGCCGAGCGCCATATTCTCGCCGATTCCCGCAAACACGCGGGACGGGGAATGAATGCCAAGCTTGCTTTTCACGCCGGAAACGATACGTGAGAAGAAACCGCTGACCTTATCGCCGATCCAGCTACCCATTGCCTTGATACCTTCCCACAGGCCCTTCACGATCTGTTTGCCGACGTCTACGATATCGGGGAGCGAGGAAACAAAGGTCTTTACAATGGTCGCCATCATGTCAAGCACCGACCGAACGATCTGCGGCAAATTCTCGGCAAGGCCGCTGACGATCGCCATCACCATCTTCATGCCCAGCTCAATGACCTGCGGCAGTTTTTCGACGGCATAGCCGACGAATTTCTCGATCATTTCAGGACCTTTTTCCTGCACCACAACGCCGATGTTTTCAAGGATCCTCTCAACGACCGGCAAGAGATTTTCCGCAACTGTCACGGTGCTGCCCAAAAGGTTTGTGATGAGTTCCGCCATGTCGGCGTTTTCATCGCCAAGCCCCGTGATAAAGTTGTCATACGCCGCTTTCATCGACGCGATAGATCCTTGGATCGTCGTGCTGGCTTCCAGCTGCGTTGTTCCCGTGATACCCATTTCCGTCTGCACGGTATGGATAGCATCAACGATATCCGAATAACTTGAGATGTCATATTTGATGCCGGACAGCTTTTCTGCATCAGCAAGCAGCCTCTCCATCTCTTCTTTGGTGCCGCCGTAGCCAAGGGCTAAATTGTCCAACATCATATAGTTAGATTTTGCAAACCCTCGATAAGCATTTTGGATGAGTTCCATATCGGTACCCATCTTATTTGCGTTGTCCGACATATCAGTAATAGCAAGGTTTGCCTTTTCAGCCGCAGCCGCCGTATCGCCGCCCATCGATTGCAGCAGCGACGCAGAAAACGAGGTTACGGTGGTCATATACTCGTTAGCGCTCATTCCCGCCGTTTTATATGCGTTTTCGGCATAGCCCATCACCGCGTCGGCGGACTGCTTAAACAGCGTTTCTACGCCGCCAACCAGCTGCTCATACTCACCGTAGCTTTGGATCGCTGCTTCGCCAATGTTTTTTACCGCACCTGCAACAGCTTTCACGCCAGCGACAATGGCCTGCCCTGCAATATTCGCTTTCAGCACATCGCCAAAGCTCAATGCCTTTTCTTTGGTATCCCCGATGTTTTTATCTACTTCGCTTGTGTCAACGCTGATTTTTACAAATAGGTCTAATAAATTCACGATTTCACCACACTTTCTTGGTGATTTTCAAGAAAACGCCCGTGACATTTCGATAAATAAGGCGTATACTTTCATTGAAGGAGGATTTTGCCATGATCAATTTCAATAAAGATTCCGCATTTGACTTAAAGCCTATTTCAATTGCCGAAGTCCGTGACGAGGTCAACGGTCTTTTAATCGCGGGCGAAGAGATCGCCTGCGCGTTTAAAACGATCCGCGACCAGCTTATCTTCACCAACAAGCGCATCATTTCCTTTGACGTGCAGGGCATCACAGGAAAACGGAAATCGTTCAGCTCCATGCCCTTTTCCAAGGTGCAGTTCTTTGCTATCCAGACACCCGGCCTTGTTGAGCTGATCCCCGACAGCGAGCTTGTCCTGACGTTCTCCAATGGCTTTACCGCCAAATTTGAGTTCAAAGGCGATACCGACATCGGGAAGATTGGCCGCATGATCTCGGAATACGTCCTTAAATAACGCCTATCCATCCGCCGCCCCGTCAGGGGCGGCTTTTTTTATCGTCAGCCCGCCACGCGCGACCACATCGGCGGTGATCTCTTCACATGTCCTGTTGTCCTGCTTCTTCGGCTCAATCATGTCGGAGTACCTCGCCTTGATGTAGCTCCCGCCTGCGTATCGCGCCGTGTTTTCCGCAACGAACCGCAGCGCGTCGGTCACATAGATGCGGTACGCCTCTGCCCTTGCCCGTTCAACAAAACGCGCTGCGCAGTACCCCGCAAACGCCTTTACACTTTTTGCCCCTCGGTATTCTCCCGCGCAGAGCCAGAGGATTTCCCGCTCTGCGCTGAGAGAAAAAGCGCGCCGAATGCTTCATCGGTCAAAAGTTCCGTCGCGTCTCGCATCAGCTTGACGAGGTTCAGCGCGCCCTTATAGTTCTCCGCGCTCACGCCCTCAATAGAGGCAAGAATGGCGATGATATCGCCTTTGTGGCCCTTGAGCAGCGCAGGGAGCGCTTTACGCGCCCGCTGCGTCATAAACTCTTTGGCTGTCATGCCCTCTGGCAGCTTCTCTCGCTTGAACAGCGCGGATGCCGCATCGTCCTCCGCAATGTTGGCAATCGGGTCGATGATATCCGCGATGACGTCAAAGACGCGCTCGCCCTGAATGTCGGAAAGTTTCATTTACGCCTCCGCCGTGCCGGCCTTGATGTAAATTTCAAAGGGAACGGTGTTCTGCGCGCTCATGGAGTAGTGGCCGGTAAACTCGAACGCAAACTGACCCTTGGCCTTGTCGCTTGTCTGAAGCTGGAAGCCGCCTGTGGAAAGCGCGTTGATCAGCTTGATAGCGATAAAGCCGCCGTTGGTTTCGCCATTCTTGTCGGAGTAATCGCCCACAAGCCAGATATCGTCAAAGTCCGCGTCCTTGAGGTCGTTGCGCGGCGTGACTTTGGTCGTGTCGGTCGTTCCGATGTCCGCCGCGCCGCACAGCCGCTTTGCAATGGCGGTATCGGCATTGACAAACGTACCGGTCATCTTGGTCTCCCACGAATCGAGATTTTTCAGCTCCTTCATGTTTTTAGGGCAGTTGTCGATATCCTCGCCGAAGTCCGAATAGGTCGGCGTAGCGGTAAAATTGACGCCGCCGGTTGTCGCGCCGATCTGCCCCGCCTCGCCGATGGTGCCGGTTGCAGGCGTAAAGTCAGTCGTCAAAACACCGGCGTTGATCTGTAATTTCTGAAATGTATCAACAGGGATCTTGGTAAATTTCATGTCGTTGTCCTTTCATCAGTTTTGCGACAGATATTCAACGGTAAGGTTGAGATATCGCCGCTTGATGTTCTTGTCGCTCTCGTCCGCGATGTTCTGGCACCACGGAGAGCCGCGCTTGATCCACATCGCGCCGCCGTCATACGGCACAAGCACGCCGCCCATGCCGATGGCGTCGCTGATTTCCTGCGCCTTGGCATTGGGAACTGCCTCGCTCTCGGTGTAATACCAGAGGTTGATCGTCAGCGCGATCTCGCCGCTCTCCCATGATCCGGTGATAAGCTCATAGGTCAGCCACGGGAAAACCGCATCTTCCGGCACGTTGGAGGTCGGATAGGCCGGGAGGAATTGAGAAAACCACGCATGGAGCGCCTTGTCCTTTGTCATTTCGGCAGCTCCTTTCGCTCCGCGGTGAAAAATTTCAGCGCCCGGATCGTCGGGCCTGCCGACCGCGGCGCAGCCCGTTCTTCCGGGTTTGATGTCACGCGGTAGGTGTTGCCGGTGGACGTGTCGCGGAAATAGTCGTTGTACTCGATGGGAAGGGTCTTGTTGACCAGCGCGGAATACACCGAGGTCACGCCCTCTTTTTCGGCTCTGCGGGCCTCCATCGAGGTGTCGAGCGCCTGGTAGTTGAGAAATTCCGCGCCCTCGGCCCATGCGACGATGTAGCCGCCTGCGCCGTCCGGCGTTCGCGTCTTTTCCATCAGCACGCATTTGCTTGCGAAATCGTCCAGTAAACTCACGGTTCCACCCCCTTGAGCTTTCGCCAGTCGTTTAACCGGCCTCTGAAAGCGTCCTGCCAGCCGTTTAACGTGCTGCTGTCGCTTCCTGCGCTGCGTTTGGTGTAGGAGTAGCCCCCAAAGCTTTCGCTTTGATACGGGCTTGCAACGGCTTCTCCGTTCTTCTCCTGCCAAGCCTCGATCTCAACCGAAAGATCGATTACGGTTTTCGGCACGGCAAGCGCCCACACAGAGCCGGTAAACGTCTCGTCCGTTAAATCGACCGCCGGATATTGATGCAGACCGTCGTTAAACACGGAGCCGCAGATGCGGAAATATTGATTGGTTTGGAGAAAAGGCAGCGCAATGCTGCCATTCTCCACGGTGAACGTGCCCTCGTGAATCTCCACAAGGAACCAGTTGTTCAAGTGCCGTAAGACCTGTTCAAGCATCACGCTGCCCTCCTATCAGGTTTTTGCCGTTACGTCAGCGCTGCCGGACTTGAGCGCATGATAGTTGCCGTCGCACTCAACAACGGTCACCTTCTGGCCGGTCGCAATGGTCAGGTCGCTCTTGCCGTCCCAATCGTTCCAACCGGCAACGTTGTCGCCGTAAGCAACGGTCGCGGCAGAGGCGCCAGACGTGTACTTATACTTGTTGCCCGCAGCGGCCTTTGCCGGAGACACGGTCAGCTTGGTATCGCCGCTCTTGGAGCCAGCGGCAGAGGTGACCGTCAAAGAGCCGAGCGTGCCGTTGTCGATGGTGCCAACAACCACGCCGTCAATGCGCTCAGCAAACAGCTCCATGCCGTTAATGACGGTGTCCGATGCGGTCATGTTGGTGTAATCAGGCTCCTCATGGATGCCGATGTAGCCGGTTGCGTCGGTGGTGAAGGTGAAGACCTCCTGCAGATCCGCGCCGTTGACGGGGATGTAGTAGAGAACGATGTTGTCCTTTGCCGTGGCGTAAATCTTGCCCTTTGGGACGCTGGCGTTCATGATGAGCGTGCCGAGGCCGAGGAAGTTCTCGACGTAGCTCATGCCGAACGCGGTCTGCACGGTGATGTTGGCCGTAGACAGGTAATCCGCAACGTCCAGCGGATTCATAAAGTAGACCGCGCCGATCTCATCGTCCTCGAAAAGGACCTGCAGATTGCCCCACGCCTGTGCAAGAACAGTCTGGAAGTTCTTACCGCTCACCGCGCCGGTGCCGGTCGAGAGGAAGTCAAAGAAGCTCTTGCGGATGCCCTTCTGCACATCCTTGAGCATTTCGTCGGTGGTCATCTCCACCGCCTGATCGTAGCCGCGGTCGGTGATCGCCTCGGCAGAGGTGGCCTTGCGCCACTTCTTGAGCGTGATCTCCTTGTAGTTCACAGCCTCGGTCTTGTAGTGGGAAAGGGGGATGGTGTCGCCCTCGGCCACAACGCCGCTCTCGAGCGTGCCGGTCGCCTTGTAGCTCTTGAGCACAGTACCAGCCTGCTTTGCGATCTTGCGGGTCACACCCAGGGCCTCCATCAGCTTCTTGATGGAGTACCCGAACATTTCGGTAAATTCGATCTCGCGCACGCGGGCGAGATCATTTTTCTTAATCAGATTGGTTTCAGCAGCCATAATTAGCCTCCGTTCTTATTTTCAAAAAGATTGATGTTTGCAGCGATCGCCGCGCGGCGCTCCGCCCTGTCCTTGATCTGCATGATCTGGTCTTTAGTCATTGCGCCGCCGCCGGTGTTCGCCGGGGGATTGGCAGGATTCGCGCCGTGCGTCTGCGTGGTGGAGACAAGCCCCTTGTAGGTGCCGTCTACGAGCGCATCAAGGCTATTGGTGTCCTTGATCTTCTCGCCGTCCAGCTCCAATGCGGCCATTTCCTCGCCGCAGCCGCGCATCGCAAGGTCGAGATTCGCGCCGGTGATGTTTTTGCTCTCAAAGTAAGCCCGGACGGCCTTTTCCTTTGCCGCCTTGCTTTCCTTTGCCGTGATGTCGGTCTTAAAGGCTTCAAAGGCCGAGTGTTCATTCTCGTACTTTTCCTTATAGCCGCCGTCACCCGCTGCCTTGAGGTCGTCCAATTCCTTCTGGACGCCGGGCAACTTCTCCGCGTCCGCCTTATACTTGCTGACGTCAGCTTTCAAGCCGTCCACGGTGTCGGTATGTGCCTCGATGATGGTATCCACCTGTTCGTCGGTGAGACCCATTCCCTTTAAAAGTTTGCGTGTAAGTGCCATTGTTCTATCTTCCTTTCCCTTGCCCGCAGTCCGTCGCGGCGATAGATTGTATAAAACCGCTGTACCTTGCGGTGTTTACCTGTTTTAAATTGCGTTTGCCGTTTCCCATGCCTTTTGGATTTTCGGTCCTTGCCATGCGATCCAGTCAACAAGCTCTTCGTTTTTGCACCATGCTCCTTCGTAAGAAAGCCCACTATCCGAAAGGCCGCTTTCAATAAAAAATGCGTGTACAATTTCATGCCGTAGCGTTTGCTTTTGAGCTTCTTTTGCCGTTTCTACCGGCTCGTTTTCCCACCCCTTGTAGGTTGTCATGTCGCAAATTACGATTTGCTTCAAAAGGTGGTCGCAATATCCGTCAATGCTTCTGCGCTCAAACGCCTCATCGTCGCCGTACTTTTTAACGACAATTTCGTAATCTGTGCCTAAAATGTTGACTTTGCTGTTAGCCATGCGTTACCTCCCGAAAGAAAAAGAGCCAACCTGTAAGAAATCCTTACAAGTTGGCTCCTATTGCCCTTTCCCGCGCCCAATTACGCGGGAGTTGAATATTTGATTGTCTTTTTTACTTCTAACACAATGTACCCGTCGCCTTTTCGGCGTATTTCTGCATCATTGCCGCGCTTGATGATGGCTTCAATGGCCTTGATGGTCTCGTTATCCATTTTTCAGCTCGCTTTCCAGAATGTCCCGATACTGTGCGGCATGGTCGGCAACCGCGGGTTTCAAAAACGGCTTTGCCTGGTGTCCTCCTGTCATGTGCGTTCCTTTATCGTCCTTATAAATCCACTTTGTAGGTCTGCCGCCCTCTGTGTGCTTTCCTGTCGATAGTTCAACATACGGGGCATATTCCACATTCGTGCCTATATAAACTGCCATCTTTGAAGGATTGCTTTCTTCCGGCGCGGAGCCGGAATATTCGCCGGTCTGAACGGGCTTGTTCCATTTTGCTTTATCTGCGCTGTATGTGCTGATTGCAGCAGGCTCGCCGCTTAAAGCGTGCGTAATACTGTTTTTCAAAAGCCCGGTATCAACGGTACATAGCTTCTTTGCATAGTTCTCTGCCGTTAGGCCGCATATTTCAAGCCCACGCAGCAGCGCCGCCTTGATCTCAGCGGAAACCTCTTTACTGTGGTCTTGGATTGTAACGCTCATCTCTGCAAATACCCCTCCCCGCGTTTCTGCCGCTCCCATTCCGCATAGGTCATATTCGAAATAACCTCTGTTTGCCCCGTATCGGCGTTTTTGGCGCGTCTCTGCGCAGTAGAGGTATCTACGCCCTCCACGGCGGCAATCAGCGTACAGCGGCAGTTATATATCTCCCACGGTGGCCCTTGTGGGTCGCCAGGAAAACGACACCCGTTAGAAAACTTCTTGTCCTGCGCCACTTGTTCGCCGTCCAACATGGCGTGAGAGTGGCGTGTACGCGCGTCCAGCGTAGCCAACCATTCTTTTTTGAGCTTTATCCCCATCTTCTCCGCCGCCGCGTAGCTGTCCATGCGTCCGGCGTTCTGCGCGCCGGTCACGGCGGTTCTGGCCGTGCGGATGGCGGAATCTCGGCTCATGGTGGTGATCCGCTTTTGCAGGTCGTCCGCCATGTGCTTGATGCTTTTGCCCTGCAAGATAGAGCTTGTGACGCTTGCCGTGATCTGCTTCTTGCCATACTCGAGGTCAATGCCACGCTTTAATGCGCGCTTTGGCGGGTAGTATGGCATCAACTCCGGCTGCTCTACCATAAGCCGCTTGACCGTCTGCTCGTCCCACAGGTCAAAGCCGACGTTGCCCGCGACCTGTTCGATGGTATAGGCCGAATAGTTGCGGTTGAGAGAGTAGATACCGGGCGTAGCATCGTTAGTGTAGGACACCGCCACGGCGTTTGCGTCGGTCACGCGGTGCGCCACTTTGTCACGCATAGCTTGATAGCGCTCCCCGCGCCCGATTTGGTTCAGCCGCCATTGCTTATAGTCGGCCTCCGTCCATTCCTTACCGTTCTGCACGGTGCCGATCAGCGCTTTCATTTCCTCGTCGCGCTTTTTGAATTGCTCAAAATATGCGTCGATGGTAGCTTGCAGTTCTTTTCCGGCTTCGCGGTATAGCTTTGCAATCCGCCGCTCCAGCTTTGCAAGCTCCTTATCGGTCAGCTTGTGGCCGAGGTCACTGTTCGCCATCGCCGTTCACCCCCGGCGCATCCGGTTCCGCAAAGCTCCGGTCAATCTCTTCTGCCGCCTTCCGCTTTGCCATGTCCTCGTACTGGTCAATGTCACCGTTAATCGTCAGCAGTTTCTTTGTGATGTACTCATCATCGTAATACGCCGCGCCCAGAAGAATGTTCTGCGTTTCCTCGCTCTTGTTGATGATCTGATTACGCGTGTAGCTCGGCTGATCTTCAATGCCTGCCAAACGCAAAATTCCCACGATAAACCGCGTGACCTCGGATTCAAACTTATCCGTTTTCAGATCCAGCGGCACATAGCTGGCCTTGATTGCCGTCGCCGTCTGGTTGCCGGCAGATACTGCCGCAGCGTCAAAGCACTGGAAATCCTCGTACAGCTTTTTCTTGAGCATATCAATGGTGCTACTGGTGCCCTCATAAGGAGCCTCGATGGTCTTGCTCTCCACCTTCGCACCGTCATCGCCGTTAGCGTGGGCAACATGGGTGGTTTTTAAGCGCTCCACAAATTTCGCATCGTCCAAATCGTCCATGCCGTTGCAGTTGGACAGCACCCAATAGATCAGATTGCCCTCGTCCACGTTGTTGACCATGTTGGAGGACGCAAGGTCGAGTGCGTCAATGGTGTTGCGCTTCCCGACGATCTCGGAGAGACACCGCTTGTTATTTTTCAGCGGGACAATGGGGAAACTTGGATAATTCCCGCCGTCGTAAATCTCTGTTCCGCCGACTTCGGCCTTGCGCTCGATCAGCTTATAGCTGCGCTTCGGCTGCATGACACCCATATCTTTGTTCTTTGGCTGGAAATACTCGGTAAAGCCGTCGATCTCGTACAGCGTCGCTCTCAGGGGCTTATCCTGCGCCACCTGCCAGAACCGGATACCGGCTTTCATTGCGCCGTCCTCTTCATCATAGAGGGGAACGAACTCAAGCAGGGAGAACACCCGCAGATGCGTCAAATCCCAAAACCCAAAGGATACGCCTGCGATTTTTGCCTCACGCGCCGCGTCCATGACTTCTTGGTCGAAGTCCGGGCATAGCTTTTTCGGCGTTTCTTTCTCCGCAAAGGTTACGCCGTTGCCCAGCAGATACGAAACCTCTTGATCGACCGCCATGCCGAAAAACCGGCTGGCCAGCTTGTGATTTGCCGTCCACATATCCGTGTGGCTGCGCCCCTGCATATCATAGATGATCTTTTCATAGCGGTTGATGGTCGGATTCAATCCGTTGTAATATTCCTCCGCGTCTGCCGCCGTTTTATACGCCGTGCTCTCGCGATGCGCATTGATCGCGCTGCGGATAAACTCAATGCGCGCCTGCTCGCTTTCACCAACCGCTACAAGGTCATTATATGTTTTGATAGTCGCTCACCGTCCTATCTGTTCCAAATGGGGGTATAATCGCTTTTGCCTTTTTGTCCGGGCATTCTCCATATCGATTCCGTCGCATACCGACATGCATCAATATGGTGGTTATTTGCATCAGGATACCCGCTGATGATATCTCCCTCGCGGTTTCGTTCGTATTCGTAAGAAACAAATTCCTCTGCCGTTTTGGGGCATTTTGCCTTGTCGATTACGATGCTCGATAACCCCTGTAGCCACTGCATAGATCGCTCAATGCTTCCCGGCCCTTTTCTTGCGCTAATGCAGCGCAGGCCAAATTTTTGATAGTCCGCGACGCTCTTAGGCTCTGCGCCGTCTGCTGTGATGAGATCGTCGCGGGCCAGCCCATAGTCAATCAGCATATCCGCCGTTTCTTTGTTCCGCTTCTTGTTTGCGGTCATTTCCGCGAAAATGTATAACGTTCGTCTCGCAGCGTCATAATAGCAACGGTTAAATGCCCACGGGTCGGGGAAATATCCCCAGTCAACACCGTTATAAATGCGGTCAAAACTCGAAACTTCTTCGTCGGTGATCTCCCGTAGCTCCAAATTTTCAAACACGTTCCCGCCCGTGCCGACCGGAATGCCGAGGTATTCGTGCTGATACGCACGCTCGTCCGTCTCTTTCAGGTGTTCCGCTTCTGCAAGAAACTGTTCTCCCAGCCACTCAGGCGGCGCTTGCAGATACGTTGACTTGTGACACAGCCGGTCGGCGCGTTCTTCCAAGCTGTCTTTGTTCGCCCAGTTGTCGCGGCTGATCGGCGGGTTGTAGCTCTCAAAGTTCCAAAACACCGAGCCGCCGCGCATGGTCGACTGCAAAATGGTTCGGATTTCCGCGCGTCCGGCAAACTGGTCTTTTTCTTCAAAGTGCGTCACGGCAATGTAGCCAAACGGGACTTTGATAGACTTGATCTTCATTGGGTCATCGGCGCCGCGAAACATGATCTTCTGCCCGGTAGGCTTGTAGATCAGCTCCATCGGGGAAACCTTGGCGTCCCAATACGCCGCCATGCCCAACTCACCGATTGCCCAAATATACTGGGCATACACGCTATCGCGGATCGTGTTTGCCACCTTGCGTAGCACAAGCGCGTGCGTGCCCGGATTGGCAGCCAGCAGAAGCGGCACGATAATTGATACCGTGGAAGATTTCAGGGAACCGCGCCCGCCGCTAAAATCGTAGTGCGTGTGACCATGATGGAAAATGTCATGCGCAATGTCATAAAACGCAGGACCAATTTTCTCTGACAGAAGAATATCAGACATCGATAATCACCTTAACGACGGAATCAGCGGTAGAATTGTCTTGCTTGTCAAACACCCCTGTATGCTTTGCAAGCATTTCAAGCGCCTTTAGTTTGTTTGCATATTTCAGGTCGCTTTCTGTGCAATCAGACGCAGGCTTGTCCGCGATTTCTTTGAGCTTTTCAATCACATAGTCCTGCGTTACTTCCGTCCGCTTCTGCCTTTCCGCCTTTGCTTTTTGGATAGCAGCTGAAACGTTACCATTCGTAACTAACTGCCTACCTTTCTCAGCGTTCTTATACCCGGCTCTCGCGGCGGCTTGAGTGGCATTTAAGTCCACAAGATACTCTTGCACAAACCGCTCTTGTTTTGCTGTTAATGGCACTCATCACCACCTCTTTTGTCGTCGTTTTTTCTCTCCAAGGGCGCGCGGGGCGCGCCTGCCCTCTCTTTTTTATTTTTTCTTTTCTCTTCTTTTGGGGGATTATAGGGGGAGAGATAATAAAGGGGTTTAAGGGGAAAAGAAGAGAGGGGGAAGAAAGGGGAGATTTTCTTCTCTTTTCTTCGCCCGCAACTTGCTGCTACTTGCGGCAGATCGCGGCGAATTGCGGCTCGCTGTCGTGCTGCGGTCTAATTTCACCCGCCCGTCACAGTCTATTACCGCTTTGATACGCCGATAAGCGTTGTCAAATTATTTTTGCTACCAGCCCCCGCCCCTTGGCCTTACATAGCAGACTTTACCCGCCCCGAAGGGCATACACTTACTGGCTCAGGCTCGCCCGGTGTTGTCGCCGATTTTGCCTGATTTAATCGCTCACCCCATGCTCACGCGAACCATTATTGCCGCATTTTCAGGCGGGCGCTATGCCCATTGCCAAAGGCAGCGGCTCTCCTCTTTTGGTACGGCATCGCAGTCCTGCCCTGCTTTAGCGCTTCAGGGAAAGTCCCCGTCACTCGCTGTGGTCTCCTCTTACGAGGCACCTATGCCGTATATCTCCGCAACGAGCCGGTCGGCGCTCCGGCATCTCCAACAGCATGAGTATTTGCGGTCTCACGTCCGGGCGGCAGCTGCCTGTTCTGCCCTTCGTTGCGGTGCTGCCGTCTAAAACTGCTATCACCATGCGCAATCATGGTGACATGCTGGAACTCCGGTAGCATAGTAGTTTGTGGGCATGTCCCCGCTGGGCCACATCGTTGAGAGGTGCGCGGGGTCCTGTGCCGCATGAGAGGTGCGACCTCTCGGCCCTGATTGTGGGCTGCATCGTGCGTGCGGCATGTTGCGGGGGCGGTGTGAAAAGATGAAAAGCACCGCGCCCCGCTATGGCGCAGGAGGTCAACGCCATAAATGAGAGAACCGCAAAGGCTTTTACACCTCTGCGGCTCAATTCTCCCATAATTGCAATGCACCAACTCACTTATAAGTGAGTTTTGCAAAATATTTTTATAAGCTTTTCGGGTAGTCCGACCGCCCGAGCAAATAATCAATCGACACGCCGAAATAGTCGGCGATGCTTATCAGCGCGTCCATCGACGGCTTCTGCGTCCCCATCTCATACCGCTTGATGGTATTCCGATTCAACCCGCACAGCTCAGATAGCACGCAGCGCTTTAGCTGATGGCGTTCCCGCAGCCTGCGCAGACGATCAGGAAACGTGCTCATCGCATCACCTCAGCCATTGCCCGCGCTGTCGATCAGCCTGTCAAGATAGAATCTCGCCTTTCGCAAATCTTCCTTACCGTTTTTCAGCGGCCAGCGCCACATGTACTTGAGCACCTGTCCCGTCAGCCATGCTTGCATCGGGTCTTTCTGGCACGTCAATGCGGCCGCAATGGCGTCGATGCACTCGACCCCTCCCGCCGTGTAATGCGCGGGGTGATTTACATTGTCATGCTCGATGCACGGACTATTGACAGGTGCGCCCCCTCTCGGCGGTGTACTCCATTTAAACGGATCGTTACTCATGGCGCGCCGCCTCCCGTTTGACCCACGCCCACAGATTTCTCCATGGGTGGGCTTCTGCATAGTGTGCGCGCTCTCGTGCATTCAAAAGGTCATCATGCAATGCTTGCGCGCTTCTCTGCCATTCGAAGCAGTCTTTCGTTTGCTGATTTCTTTCTACCTGCATGGTAGCAATGCACGCATTCGCCCGCCCAAGCGTTACCTCGACGTCATTGAGCTTGTTTTTCAAGTCGGCAACTTCTCGCTTCGATGCCTGCCACGCTCTCCAATACTGCTGCCCCTGATCGTTCAAAGGCTTAGACGCAGCGTTTGCCGCATCTAAATCCGCTTTCAGGTTTGCGATCACATTCTCGCGGGTGATTGCCTCGCCGTTTAACTGGCTGATCTGCTCGGTCATGGCGGCATTTACCCGCTTTAATTCCTGCACTTCCGCCTGCGCGTCCTCCACCATTTTTGCCATCTGGTCTTTGGTGTACTTCTTTACGTTGATGCTCATAATTTGGCTCCTTTCATTCGTAGCTGTTCTTCTCGCCCTCTGTCGCTCACGATGCTCACGACCTTGCAATCGCCGTATCGCTCAATGTCCATGGCGATGCGCTCCTTGATGCCCTGCGCGTCAGCGGCGGGGACGTTAGCTTTAATCGTGATCGTCAGCATTGTTGCCGTCCTTCCGTTTACCCCTGCTGCAAAAGCCGTAAAATCCCATCACCTCAAGGTTAGTAGCTTCACCGCAGAAACCACAATATTTACAGTCCTTGCACCGCGTCACGACCTCCGGAAAGGCATTGCTGTCTCTCAGTCTTTTCGCCACGAAGGTTGCCCCGCAATTCTCCGCGAAGGCGGCGGCCGTGTCAGCGTCGATTAAGCGCATTGCTGTCCCCTCCGTTCATCTTCTTGGTTCGCTTTTGCTTTGGCTTTTGGAAAGGCAAAATTCTTCAAAAGCCGAAAAGTTTTCTCTCCATTCATTGCAAATACGAATCCCTCTACCTCCATAATTGCGATAATTTTTAGCATTAGGATTGCAACACCGCTGTATGATCCCGTCCCACACTCTATATAACCTAAAGTTGCTTTTACGACTCATGTGTTTACTCCATCATCTTGGCCCCGCACTTGGGGCAGTAGTTTGTGCGCGAGCAAAAGTTATCTGATTTCCCACACTCGCTACAATGGCACCAATCAATGCCACTCTCAACCCTGCGCCCATCGTGTATCCACCGCCCACGCACCACCGGCGCAACGTCAGCGGCGGGAATCGCCTTTATATCGGCGCAGATATTCCAAGCTACCGTGTCTCCACAAAAATCACTTTTCCGCAGACACTCTCTATACTGTTTATCACAAACGGCAACTGCCGCTGCGCGCTCAATGTATTTAGCCATTTTCAGAAGTCCTCATCACATACGCTACGCAGTTCTCAGGGTCATTTCCACAAAGACATGGCGCATATACGCACGAATCACAAATCGTAAACATCTTAGTTAGTGTCATTGTCAGCCCTCCTGTTCCATGCTTCTTTTGCCTTTGGATAGGTGTTATAGCAAGGGATTTGTGCGTGACACTTCTCGCAAAGGATATAAGGTCTAAAATATAGGTATTCCACCGAGATTCTGTTGCTCCCGCAGAACGGGCAAGGTTTTAGGTCATTCATCCTTCATCGCCTCCAATGCTTTCTCCGCCTCCTCGCGTGTGAGAAATACGGTCTTGCCGAATTTGTCAATCCATCGAACAATGTAATCAACGGACATGAGTGTGTGCGCTGAAATTACAGGCTCACGGGAAGGAGGGTTAAAAATTCGGTATACCGTATCGCCCACATTGCACGGCAGCACCACCAGTCGGCCGTCCTTGTCGGCCTCGGCCAGCTCCTTTACTCGGGTAATACCGCCGCACTCTCCGACGATAGTGCAAAGGTCGGTCCAGTCTTTAACCAGCGTGGACACTTCCTCCGCCGTCAGTCCTGTCGCCTCATGGGCACGCACGTCTTCCCGGTTCCTCAAATAATCCTCAATGAGCTGCTGCACCACGAACCGCTGCGTCATTGGCCATGCCGCAATTTGCTCTTGCAGCTTTTTCAATGTTTCGTCCGAAACCATCACTCCACCTCCTGCATCTTACTAATCGTTTTTCGGATCACGTCGCCACCATAAGCATTTTTCGTCAACTCCAAAAACTCCGTCAGCGTCATCATGCCGTGCTCGAGGTCTACACCGTGGTCTCGGGCAAACTGCTTTCGCCCCATGTCGCATGAGCCGGTCAAACGGTGATGCCAGCCGTAAAAATACTGCGTCGGATACGTTTTCTCGCGGTCTGTCTCTCGCAGGAACGCATCAATGCGCTCATCTTCCGGCATATCCTCAAATAGCTTTTCTCGCAGCGCCTCCATTGCCTCGCGCAGCGTTTCGCCGTGTGCAAAAAGATTGCCCTGCTTGACGATGTAGCACGGCGTGAGCGTCAAATCGACGTTCACGATTGCCCCGTGCGCAGTGTTGCCGCGCACGGAACGAATCAGCGTATTGACACCGTCGATTTGATAGACCGTTTCCCGGTTGAAACTCTTAATTCCGTCGCCGTCGCCGGAGCCGTAGCCGTCGCTGTAGCCGTCGCCGGAGCCGTCGCCGTAGCCGGAGCCGGAGCCGTAGCCG